CAGTAGTTGTACAACTTGAGGTTGTTAGGGATAACTAAAGATTGTGCAAGGATAAGTTGTATTGCGAATGATTCTCATTATCACTTGATACCCCTACATACCTGCCACCCCCCCTGTAGGGGGTATGTATGTACTGCTTATACATTTTATGTAGATTGGAATGTAAACTAGATAGAGTCGCCCTGCTTTGAAGACCAGCTAACTACTTTGCTATATTGCTGGACTGTCCCAGAGGGAAGTAATAGATGCTTCAACCCCTGGAGGGTGTTACCTTAGTATACACCTGTTTCTTACATCTGTCAACGTCTACCAGAAATAAATTTTAAATTGTGTTGTCAACTAGCTGTAAACTTGTTATAATAGTAAATATGAACAATAATTTTCTTCCATCATTAAGCAATAAAAGGAAGTTGACAGAGCAACAACAAAACTTTCTTTCAGCCCTGGCAGTTCAAGCAAAGGGAGATATTAATAAAGCTTTGAATATGGCAGGGTATAAAGAAACTTCATACTATAACGTCATCAACAATCTAAAAGATGAGATAGTAGAGGTAGCCACAAAGATTCTAGCTAAGTCTGCTCCACAAGCTTCTCAAAAGCTGGTAGAGATTCTTGAGAGTGATGACCCCATCCCTCAAGTCAATGCAAAGCTTCAAGCAGCTCAGACTCTTCTAGACAGGGTTGGTGTTGCAAAGCGTGATAAGATTGATGTTACCCATACCTCTGCGAGTGGTATCTTTTTGTTACCTGAAAAGAAAACTTTAGTTGATGGAGAAGCAGAAGAGATTAGGATATTAGATGAAAACAAGGAATAGTTCTACTATACCCTTTGGTTATAAGTTATCGGAAGATAACAGAACATTAGAGAAAGTTGATAAAGAACTTTCATCTTTAAGTGAAATGAAAGATGGTGTCAAGTCAGGAGCTTTCTCTTTGAGAGGAGCAGTTGAGATTTTAGAACATCAAACTGGTCGCAAGTTATCTCCTATGGGATTAAAGAAAATCATAGACAGAGATAGCTTTGAAAAACCAAAAGGATTATTAAGTAGAAATGACGAGACAGTATAATTATAGCTTTGTCCATAAAGCCAAGATAGCATCAAGACGAGCTGTTAAGGATAAAGAAAAAGAAATTAAAAGGCTAAGAAAGAATTTAGAAAATAAAACAACGAGACTTAAAGCTAAGAAAGAAGCTTTAAATATTGTACAGAAGGGAGAACAACAAATTGAAACAAAAAGTAAAAAAGGGTTGGTTATGGAAGAAGGGCAATATAATGTCCTACCTAAATCAGTTAAAGAACTCCTTGAAAAGGAAAAAGAAAGAATAGTATTCAAACCTAATGATGGTCCTCAGACAGAATTCTTAGCTGCACCAGAGCAAGATGTTTTGTATGGAGGAGCCGCAGGTGGTGGTAAGTCCTATGCCATGCTTGTTGACCCATTAAGATTTATGCACATAAAGGAACATAGAGCCTTATTATTAAGGAAGTCTATGCCTGAACTAAGAGAATTAATTGACAAGTCAAGAGAACTTTATCCTAAAGCCTTTCCAGGCACAAAGTTTAGGGAAGTCGAAAAGATTTGGAAATTTCCTTCAGGAGCAACATTGGAATTCGGTTATCTGGACAGAGATGCTGATGTGTATAGATATCAAGGTCAATCATATACCTGGATAGGTATTGACGAACTAACACAGTATCCTACAGAATTCCCACTCCAATATTTGCAGTCACGATTGAGAACAACTAATCAAAAGATAAAATGCTACATTCGGTGCACAGCAAACCCTGGAGGTGTCGGAGGAAGTTGGGTTAAGAATAGATATCTAGACCCAGCACCTCCTAATAATAGTTTTACTGGTGTTGATGAATTAACAAGAAAATTTATACCAGCACGATTAGATGATAATCCATATTTAGCCTTAGATGGTAAATATGAAAAGATGTTACAATCTTTACCACCAGTTCAAAGAAGACAACTCTTAGATGGAAATTGGGATGTTTCCGAAGGAGCTGCTTTTGCTGAATTTGAATATGATAAACATTGTGTAGCTCCCTATGAGTTACCTAAACATTGGCAAAGAATAAAAGGAATTGATTATGGTTATGCAGCAGAGTCTGCAGTTATATGGGCAGCCTTAGACCCAACAGATGAAACCTTAATTGTTTATAGAGAATTATATAAAAAAGGTTTAACAGGAAAAGATTTAGCTAAACTTATTTTTCTATATGAAAAAGAAGATAAGCTTTCTCCCCAAGGAGTTTTAGATAGTGCAGCTTGGGCAAGGACTGGCACAACAGGTCCGACTGTAGGTGAAGTCCTAACAACAGCAGGACATAAACTTAGAAGAGCTGATAAGAATAGAATTCAAGGAAAAATACAAATACATGAACGATTAAAATTTAATGAGAAAGGAAGACCAAGAATGATTATCTTTAAGACTTGTCCTAATTTAATTAGAGAACTACAGGGAATACCTGTAGACCCTAATAGACCTGAAGATGTAGATACTAAAGCTTCAGACCATGCTTATGATGCATTAAGATATTTAATTATGTCTAGACCTAGAAGTCCAACACCTTATGAAAGAATGAATCAAGTAAAAAAATGGGTACCTTCAGATAGGGTATTTGGTTACTAAAGTCATTCATTTTATTTAATATGCCTCTATATACATTTATAAATAAATTAACTAATGAACGCTATGAAAAGATAATGACTTATGAAGAGCTTATTGAATATATCAAAGACCCTAATATTGAACAAGAATATAAACTTAATATGTTTAGGTATTCTGATAATAATGGAATTAAAGACCAAGAAACAGATTGGATGAGAGACCCTGTAATAAGAGGAAATGGTGCTTTCAAACCTTATGGTAAAGTTAAGACTTCAGATGATAATAATAATTTTAAAGTAATGAAAGATAAGAAGCATTTTAGTGAAACGAAGGAAGATTAAAATAAATATAAAAGCTAAAAGAGAAATTGACAAATATCCTCTTGTTGAAGTCCATTGGTATGATGTTATTTCAGATTCAAGTTGGCAAAGTATATTATCTTGTCAGAAAGCAAAGCTTCCTCCATGTGTAACTAAAGGACATCTTCTTTCACAAAGTAAAGGTTTAACAAGGATTTTTGGCGATTATACCCTATCAGAAAAGGAAGAAGGCACTATTGAAGAGATTGGAAATACAACTTTAATACCTACAAGTCTTATTATAGAAATTAAAAAGATTGTTGACAAACGACATTAATAAGTGTATTATTGTTAATATATATCAATATTGGAAGGTTTAAATTATATGGCTTTACTACCTGCTGCTGAGAGACAAAGTCAACTTATGCAAACTGAAGAAGTTGCAGAAGAGGGTTATGATGCTCTTGTTGGTTTAATTAATAAAAAATTTCAAGTTTGTAAAGATACTAGAAATGATGATGAGAATAGATGGTTACAATCTTATCATAATTATCGTGGAAGATATTATAAAGATATTCATTTTACTCAACATGAAAAATCTAGAGTCTTTGTTAAAGTTACTAAGACTAAAGTTTTAGCAGCTTATGGACAAATTATAGATGTTCTATTTGGAATGGGTAAATTTCCATTAGTCATTCAAGAAACAGAAGTTCCAGAAGGTATTGCTGAATACGCACATATGAATCCTCTTAAAGAACAAATGGGGGATGAGAATATGCAACCGACTCCAACTGTTGAAGGAAATTTAGAATATACTCCTGGTCAACCTATGAGTCCTACTTCTAATTTAGGATTTCCTGGTGATGGTAAACCTTTATCAAGGGGTGCTACCTTTGATTCTTTAAATGAAAGTTTCTTAGGTGGATTAGAACCTGAATTAGAAAAAGCTGAATTATCAGAAGGACCTGGACATCTTCCAGAATTCCCTCAAATTAAACCTGCACAAATTGCTGCACGAAGATTAGAAAAACTTATTCACGACCAATTAGAAGAATCAAATGGTAATATTACTTTACGTAATGCTATCTTTGAATCTTGTTTATTAGGAACAGGAATTCTAAAAGGTCCATTTACTTATAATAAAACTATACATAAATATACAGGAACAGGAAATGGTGCTGCTAGAGAATATACTCCTGATTTTATTAAAGTTCCAAAAGTAGAATTTGTTAGTATTTGGGATTTCTACCCAGACCCTAATGCTAGAAATATGGATGAGTGTGAATTTGTTATTCAAAGACACAGAGTTAACCGACATCAATTTTTAGATTTAATTAATAGACCTTATTTTAGTAAAGAAAAAATTGAAGAATGTTTAGCTGAAGGTCCTGCTTATCAAAAATTAAATTGGGAAACAAATATAGATTTAGAAGGAAGTTCAACTGGAGATATAGAAAAAAACAGATATGAAATTTTAGAATATTGGGGAACCATTGATGCTATGACTGCAAAAGAACAAGGTCTAACAATAGACCCTGATATTGCAGATACAACAGAAGTTCAAGTTAATGTTTGGATGTGTAAAAATAAAATAATTAGAATTGTTGAAAATCCATTTAAACCTTTTAGACTTCCTTATCAAGCTTTTCCTTATGAAAAAAATCCTTATAACTTTTTTGGAATAGGTGTTCCAGAAAATATGGATGATGCTCAACAAATTATGAATGGTCATGCAAGAATGGCAATTGATAATTTAGCTTTAGCTGGAAATTTAGTTTTTGATATAGATGAATCTGCTTTAGTTAATAATCAAAACATGGAAGTATTTCCTGGTAAGATTTTTAAAAGACAAGCAGGAGTTCCTGGTCAAGCAATCTATGGAATTAAATTTCCAAATACTGCTGTAGAAAATATGCAGATGTTTGATAAGTTCAGACAACTTGCAGATGAATCAACAGGAATACCATCATACTCACATGGACAAACAGGAGTTCAAAGTATGACAAGAACAGCCTCAGGTATGTCAATGCTTATGGGTGCTGCATCTTTAAATATAAAAACAGTTATAAAAAATATTGACGACCAACTAATTAAGCCTTTAGGAGAATCCATGTTCCAATGGAATATGCAATTCTATGAAGGTGAGTTACCAATTGTAGGAGATTTGGAAATTAAAGCGACAGGAAGTTCTAGTTTGATGAGAAAAGAAGTTCGTTCTCAAAGACTGACAATGTTCTTACAAACTATTCAAAATCCTGCGATTGCTCCATTTGTTAGAATCTCGGAAATCATTAAAGAGTTAGCATACTCTTTAGATTTAGACCCTGATGAAATAATTAACTCTAAAGATGAAGCAGAAATTTATGCTAAAATTATAGGATATCAGAATGCTAACAAACCAAATGGCTCACAAGCTCCTGCACCTGGTCAACTCGGACCAATGGAAGGTAATGGAGGAGTACCTCAAGAAGGTACAGCACCAAACAACTCTGGAGTTGGCGAAAGCCCAATCGGACCAGGTAATGTATCAATGCCAGGGGAAGTGGAATTTGCTGGACAGACTACAGAACCTACCCCAGCAGGTTAAAGAAATAGTTAAAGATAGTGTTGACTAATTAACAATTAATTGTTATAATAACATAATAGGATAGAAATATGTCAAAACCCATTAACATGGCTACAGGTGGACTAATGTCTAAGCCACCTTATCTCAAAAACGAGGAAGAAAAAGATACAGGTATTACACCTTATGATGTAGATTCTCCTGAATCTACTAGAAAAGGAATGCCTTCTCGATTACTTTCAAAACAAAGAACAAGATTTTCAAAAGGTGAGGAAGCTGAGAAACCTAAAGATGGTGAAATTCCTATTTGGACTGAAGAAGAATGGGAAGAGATGAATGCTAAAAAAGATAAAAAGATAGAAACTTTAGTTGCTAGTTCTAACATGGCTCAATCTAGAAAAAATGCAGTTGAAACAGCAGTAAGACACGCAGCCGAAGATTATGAAATAAATACTGGTGAAATTATGCCACCAGATGCTATTGAAGACGCTTTCTTATATTTTAGAAAAAAAATTCAAGGTCGTGCTCTTGGTGGTTACATGGATGAATTTCAAATTGCTGAAGAAGAACCTTTACTTTCAAAACAAAGAACAAGATTTTCAAAAGGTAATGGTGTTAAACCTTTAATGCCAGATGATATTCCTGAATTAGAACAACATGAAATAGAACCTGGTGATATAGCTTGGTTAAATAAAAAAGATAGAAAAGAATTAATTAGATTAAATATAAAAAAAGAAAATTCAGATACTTATGGTAAACTTTCTGAAAAAGAAAAAAAGAGAATTAAAGAATTAGAAAAAAAAGATAAAGAAATAGAGTGGAAAAAACTTGATAATCTACAGTATGGGAGAAAGAAAAAAGCAGCTCTTGGTGGTTACATGGATAACTTTCAAATTGCTGAAGAAGAACCTTTATCTAGAGGAAAAAGAGCTTTAGGTGGAACAGCAGCTCTTGAAGAAAAGTATGATAGACGAAAAGCTTATAGAGCTTTTCAAGAAGGTGATTTAGTAGAAGATGAAATTGTTGAAGAACCTTTAATGGCTCCAGTAGGAATGGAAGAACCATTAATTGAAGATGAGATTGCTGCAGATGATTTAGCTATGGAAGATGCAGAAAGTGTTTTAGATACTTCAATGTTAAGTGAAGAAGAAGAAGTAGTCGTGGATGCTGCTATAGAAATGTATCCAGAATTAGAAGCCATTTTACCAAAGATGGTTGCAACAGAATTTACAGAAGATGAATTAGTAGAAGGACCTGGAACAGGAACTTCAGATTCAATCCCAGCATTATTGTCAGATGGCGAATTTGTATTTACAGCAAAAGCTGTTAAAAATATCGGCATTGATAAATTAAGAAAAATGATGGCACAAGCTGAAGAAGCTTATGATGCTGGTATGGTTAATCAAGAAGAAACTGCAGAACTTGCAGTAGATGAAACCATAGTATAACAGAATTTTTAGAGAGGTACTCTAAGAATAGACAAGCTACCTTCTAGCAATAGAAGCCCTTGTAGCTTCGTTTCAAATCAATTAACCTTTTTTTGCTACCTTCAGTAAAAGAAGCCCAAAGGAGGATTTATGAGTAAAGAGAACGAAGGAAAAACTAAGACAGTCGAGGCGAATCCATACAATCGCAAAAAGTATTGGCATACAGATGATGTAATGCCAAAAACTTTAGTAAATGCAGATAGTGGACCAGCCGAGCCTGACCCTGAGAAGAAGACAGGATTTGACTATGCTACTAATACTACTACAGATAGTGTTAACCCAAATGTTTTATCCCCTTCTGAAACAGCCACTTCGGATAAGGTCTTACAAGAATCAGCATTAAATGTTGAATCTAAACCTTATACTAAAGTTGACTATAAAAAAAGATATGATGACCTAAAGCGTTATTATGACAGGAAACTTGGTGAATGGACTAATAAGGAAGGCGACCTCAAAGCACAGCTTAGAGATAACCGACCTAAATATACACCACCTAAAAGTGCTGATGAACTTAGTGCTTTTAAAAAAGACTATCCTGACATTTATGGCGTAGTGGAAACTGTATCTCACTTGCAGTCTCAAAATGAGATGAAAGGTTTACAAGAGGAAGTTAGCTCTTTGAAAAAAGCTAATACAGCTTTATCACAAAGAGAAGCTCAATTAGAGTTATCGAAACTTCATCCAGACTTTAATCAAATTAAAGAATCAGATGATTTTCATAACTGGGCAGACTCACAACCCATGGAAATTAAATCATGGATTTATGAGAACAATTCCAATGGTACACTTGCTGCAAGAGCAGTTGACTTATATAAGAAAGACCGAGGACTTGGATTAGATAAAAAAACCACAGAAGATAATAAGGTTAGTCAAGGTGCTGATTTGTTAGTTAAAACTAACGAACAAATTCAACCACCAACGAATAATCAAGTTATTTTCAAAAGTTCTGATTTCGAAAAGATGTCAGATGCTGAGTTTGAAAAGAATGAGAAAGACATTTTGATAGCTCAGAGAGAAGGTAGAATTATTAATAATTAATAATAATACTTTCATTTTATCAACCAACCAAATAAAAGGAGGCTTACAATGCCTAATTTTTCTGGCGGTTCAACTACTAACTTTGCATCCTCTTCAGGGCAAACTAATTTCTTTTGGGTACCTGAAATATACTCAAAGAAAGTTCAAATAGCACTACGTAAAGCTGCAACTGCAGAAGCAATCTGCAATACAGACTATATGGGTGAAATTAAAAACTTTGGAGATACAGTTAATATAGTACAAGAACCCCAAATAGCAGTAAGTGATTACACTAGAGGTCTAGCGACTTCAGCTACAAACCTTACTGACCAAGAGCTTGTTCTATTAGTAGACCAAGCTAAATACTTTCAATTCACACTAGATGATATTGAAAAGAGATTTTCACATATCAACTTCCAATCTGTTGCTTCAGACAACGCAGCATATAAGCTAAGAGATGCTTTAGATAGTAATATCTTTAGTTATCTTGGTGACGATGGTTCAGTGTCTACAACTGCAAATAGACTAGGAACTACAGGAACACCTATTGATATAGGTTTTGGTACTAGTGAAATTGACCCTCTAAATAGTATGAGTACATCTGCTAAGTTGCTCGACATTCAAAACGCACCTGAAGAAGGTCGTTGGTTTGTTGGTGCACCTGAGTGGTATGATGTTTTAGCTAACACATCTTC